TTGTAAAAACCGGCAGTGCGCACAGTGGATCCTAGGCAATTTGGTAGCTCTTTGGTGTGAATCCTCCAAAAGAGGGCCATGGGCAATACAAAGTCAACCAAGGCCTCCGCAGCCTCACCTCCTCCCCCTGCCTACAGGGCACCCCTAATTCCAGACATGGGTCACTTTGGACCTACATTTTGTAAAAGTTGCTGGTTTGAGAACAGGGGTCTAGTAAAATGCAGTGACCATTATCTGTGTATGAGCTGTCTGACTCTACTCCTATCTGTGTCAGACAGATGTCCAATCTGCAAGCTGCCCTTACCAACAAAGCTTGAGCTTGGCATCACGCCGACAGCTCCTCCCAGTGAGGAGACATGAACAATCCCACCCACTCCCGTCCTCTCTGCCAGGCCTCCCCAGCCCCCGGGGGGGCCCCCCCGCCGGGGCACCCCCCCGGGGGAGAAATCCGAATACATGTCTCAATCTATGTCTTCAACAGGTTCAGCCTCCACTCTCAATGGCTCACAGAGCTTGCCTTTTAACCTTAACCTGCCTCCTGGAATGTGTTTCATTAAACACCCTCTGCTCTTACTATAACATATTGTAGCACCCCTAAAGGAAAACCACCCTTCTGTCTGTGACATTATGTCAGTCAAAATCTCCACCCCCAGACAATCACCATATTTCAGTGTGAAGACCTCAAGCACATCAACATTGATTAGGGATACATTTTGTCTTTCCAAGTGTTGAAGAATTTTACCCAATGACAGCTTCATGACATCTAGATGGTCTTCAAAAAGCTCATCTACAAAGATGCGAATGTCCTGAGTCCTCAGTTCAACTGAAATGTCTTTTACCTTTCGGTCACCCTCCCACAATGCCCCCTCTTTCATAACCAATGGGACAGGTTCCCAATCCGGCCCAACTCGTACAAAGTCATTACCAGCAATCTTCATAGATTCTCTATCTAGGTTAGCATCAATCAGAACCTGATCTTCTAACGTTTGTGTGTTTGTTAGCAAGTCTGACATAGTATCAGTAGAAAAAAACCATTTAACGCACTTAGTGGAAAAATTCGGGTCAGTCAATATCAATCCCCATACACTCTCCAGATAAGTAGTGTCAGTTGAGCCGGAATATGCTGCCTCTTGCAAGACAAGGCTTAGATTCTCTGTAACTGGGTCAAGGTTCCCAGTGAAGGATAAGTGTATCATAAACTGCTTAGTCACAGTCCCTCCACCACTCTTAATTGAGACCTTAATTGTCTTCAGAACCCTTAGACCCTCTGAAATCCTCGTTAGCAATTCCTGCCAAAAGTCCCAGAAATCATGGTACCTTCCTTCCTCAATCATGCCAACCCTCACTAACTCAGCTGCTGCAATGACAGATGGAGAAACAGAAATATCAACCCATGTGTAGCCTGATTGCATATCATATTCATACATGGGTCTCTCAATCCCTTTTGAAATGACCTTCTCAACAAAGGATGCAAAGGGGCCCAACCTTTCTAGTCCTTCACCCTCATGAATGCTGGATTTATGCGGAAACCAAGTGAAAGAACCAATTGTCCTAGTTGTCACAACAAAGGGCCTCACATAAGACTCAAAGAAGATTTGCTTCATAAAATTGTCCATGACTTCCAGAGTTGTGACGACTCTCTCATCAACCAATGATGCGTGATGTCTTTCATGACTGTTTTGAAGTTCTGACATTAAAACAACATAATGCTCAGTCCTTTTCCATTTCACAACATGAGAAATTAGTGATAAAGCCTCACAATTTACATCCAAAACAACACACAAGTCCAAAAACTTTATTCTGGGTGACCATTTCATCTTAACAGAAGCCAGATCGCTCATGTATGGGAGCAAATGTTTCTCAAATACCTCAGGGTATAAGCGTCTTACAGAATGTATTAGATGATTCATGCTGACTCTATCCTCCAGTATCCTTGTATTTTGAGGCTTAAGAAGAAAATAATCACAATTCCTTGTATTCTTCAGCTTAACTTCCAACTTGGGTTTTGGGTCACCAAGAACCCATGGTCCTATTTCCAATGCAGTTGACAGTGCAATGCATAAATAATCCCACAATAAAGGTCTCAGCAATGTTGTCTCCCACCTGTCACTCTTCACGTCATCAAGTGTTGAGTACTTCCAGATATCACAACCCTCAACAACTAGATGCTTCACCTCACTCATTTGCTCTAGGTTATTGAGGATAGATCTAATGTGGTGAACACCCCTGTCTTGGTCTCTAACACACTTACTCCCAAGTGTTTTGCAGAGCCCGATGAAGCCAGATGCAATGGAGCTTTGAAATGCACTCTTATTTATTGCCTCAGATAATAACTTTTGAGCCCCACGGGTAAAATTGGAAGAGAGCTTGTTCTGTAGTGTTTTTATGATTGTTGGTATTTTCTCCTCCTCAACATTTAGCACTGAGGGATACACAACTTTTTGTCTTAACACCATTCTTATGGGGAAGTGAGTAGAAAGGTTTAGCCAGCAGTATGACAACTCTTCATCTGTCAGAAATTCATCGCAAACTAACTTCATCAAATTGTTGATAGAGGCCCTAGGTTCACTAGATAAGTACATAGCAGTGAACTCTTCATGCAGCTCACCAATTTTAAGTTTGTTGTAAAGTCTCCTCAACATCAACCTTACTTTCCTTGTTGACTCAGGGCAAATGGCCTCAATGTTTCTCATCACTCTGTAGCCCCTATTCCCATCAACCCAATCCTTGACATCAGAATTTGTCAGAAGCAAAAGGGGGTCAAGGGGGTATTTAGCATACCTTAAAATTTGCAGTGTTCTCTCTTGAATCTTGTTGCATAGCGATACAGGGACACCATTTGCCACGGATTGATCAATGATAGTGTCAATGGTCTCAACCAGTTGATGTGGCTCTTTGCATTTCACATTGTGGAGAGAAGCTGCAACAAACTTAGTGAGTAGAGGCACCTCCTCACCCCAAACAAAGAACCTAGATTTAAACTCAGCAACATATTTCCCGATTACACTCTTTGGACTTACAAATTTATTCAGTCTATCACTTAAATAATTGTGAAATTCTAGTATGATTTGGAATTCTTCTGGGTGGCTATCAAACATTTCGGTTAACTCACCATCAAACATAGAAATCTGATCGTCACTTGATGTGTAAGAGTCAATAAGACCATTTGACACCTGGGACAGGCAAAAATTTATGAATTTTTCTGATATTAGCCCATAAAGGTCAGAAGTGTTGTGCAATATGCCCTGGCCCATATCAAGAATTGAACTTATGTGAGAAGGGACATTTCCTATTTCAAATTCATTAAAAAAGAACGCTTCCGTGGGTGTGATGTGATTAGATTTCATAATGCCCAAGTTCCTCTTTATATATGACTTCATCAATGCAGTCACAACATTGATTGGTACTTCAACCATTTTGTGTATGTGCCAACACAACAACGTGGATATTAAGTCTTTGCTCTTTATTCCTTCTAGCGCTGCAGGTGACTTCATTTCTAGATTTTGTGACAGCATCAAAAAGAGGAAAGGGCACATCATTGGACCCCATTTACTATGGTCAATTGAATATGAAAGATAGGCAAGAGACACATTTAACCTCATGCTAACTAATGCATTTTCAAATTCCTTTTCATCATTCAAACAGCTACCTTTAAATTGTTTTGTAAATGCCTCAAAGTAATCTTCTATCAATCGAGTGAACATCTTTGTCCTTAGATCACCGATATAAAGCTCTCTATTACCACCTACCTGTTCTTTATATGACAATGAAAACTTCAGTCTGCCTGTATCAGGTCCCAATGAGTTGAATGATTCTGGAGACTCCTCACTATAAAAGCAGAGATTTTTTAGTGCAGAACTTGTACAGTTTGACAAACTCAGAGCTTTGCTTAAAGCTTCAGAGTTACTTTCCCTTTCACTGATTCTCACGTCATCCATCAGTTTGCTATGATCCAATTTAAAGTTGACCATGCGATGCTTATGGTGCATGTACTTACCGGAGACTTTATTGGCACCCATTTGTAATAAGATAGACTTAAAGCATTGAAAATAGTCACCATTCTCATAGAAGTGGCTAGCAACACTTTTACTTATCTGACTTATAGGACATGGTCCTCCAGATAAGTCATAGAAATACTTATCCTTTAACACCTGATGACTATGCACTCTTTCACACACCTCATAATAAAAGCTTTCTGAAAAAAGACTGTGATCGAACTCTTCAACCACATGTGTTGATAACTCACTACAAATCAATTTCCTATGTAAATCATTTGAGATCACCAATTTCAAATCAGTCAATGATGGCTCCCCTTGGTCTTCGAAGCTAAGATGGCCCTCATTGAGTGGCTTGTAATTGCACAAGACAGAGTCAACTCTTTTCTTTACCTCCTCAAAGAATCCCTGTTGCTCATATGAAAACAGACTTTCGTAATCTTCATGGTTGATATCTGATGCTGCGGGTTTTGATTTAGACTTCTTATTGCTCTCTCCTAAGACCAATTTTGCTATGACCCTTTGAACCTTATAATCATAGTCATTCTTGTTAAGCAGATATTTCCCTTTTCTTGAGAACACTTCTGTTAGTTGGCAAACTGCAGCACTTGTCAATTTACTGATATCATATTCCAAAATCCTCTCTCCGTCTAAATACTTATTAATCACAACACTCTTATTGCTAGCTAAATCAAGTGCGGTTGCACAGCCACTGTTCACCATAGGATCAACAAAATTTCCTTTCACTTCCCCACCCTTAAATAAGAGACCTGCATTAAATGCGGAAACCATCATAGAAAACAATCTCTTGTTCACTCCCGGTTTACCAAATATAGTTTCTGCTGGGTCTAAAGGTGATGGCTTCTCCAGGAACTTGTCAGCACCATAGTAGTAATCATCAAGTTCCTCTGGTGCTGACAACTCTTTAGGATTTACTATACAAGACCCAAACGCTAATTTTGGCTCCAAGAACTTTTCAAAACATTTTATTTGGTCGGTCAGCCTATCAGGTGTCTCCTTAGTTATTAAGTGACAAAAATATGAAACATTTAAGATGAACTTAAATCTATTTGTCAACATACTCTTCACACTTTCTGATAGAACAATGTTTAAAAGCCTCCTAACCAAGGAATATAACAAGTATTCTGGTCTCGTGATCAATTGTTCCTTCAACTTCTCCACCAATTTTGTGTGGTGATATTCTGATACAAATGCCATAATGAAGTACCTAATGTTTTGCAAAAATCTTTGTGACCTCTTGGTTGGGTGACATAGTACCAAAACCACTATTGCCTTGACCAACCAACCAATTTCACCCATTTGTTCAGACAATTCTGAACAATCTATCAGCCAGCTCAACATAACCTTTATTGTTTCAGCAAGGACATCAAAAGAAAAAACTGGAAGGAAATATCTTTTGGGGTCAGCATAAAAAGAACAAACTTCTCCCACAGTGCTGTCGTTGATAGCATAGCATTTGGGTCCTTCCCCTGTTTTTTGATAAATGAGCTTAAACTCACCCTTAGGGGTCTTCACATCCTGATAAAAGGCTTCCCGGCAAGTCACAACTTCATACCTGTTCTTCCCAATTTCATTATGTCTTAACTTTGGCACAGATGAGGTCTTCATTGAGTTCACTATACTCAAACAGAGAGATGACAACATCCTGAAGTCATCACTTGAATCACATGACATTTGACTCAACTTGTAAGGGAATTTTTTCGGACAGGTGGCATTGTAGTGCATAGTTGGCTGAATTCCTTCTTTCTGGCACTTCAGCAGCTCGTCATACTCAACATCAATGTCTTCAACATTAACACCATAGGAATCCATTGAAAGGTTGATAGATTCCAAAACCAACTGAATCTTCTCAAAAGTTTTTTGAATCAAACTCTTAAAAACTGCTTCCTTTGAAGGCGCAGGTAGAGTGCCTGATTTATCAACCATATTTCTATGCCTTCTCTCCACCCACATTGCCAGTGACCTTGTTGTCTCCTGCAAAGACACAAGCCTATCATTCACACTACAAAATGAAGAACCCAGCCACTCTTGGTCAAGAAATCTGTTCTTCTCTTTATAATATTTTACATGACCCATTAAAATGATGGTGTCAAAGATCAAAAGAAGTTTCCTTCTTGTATTAAAGGCTTTCATAGATTTTACCTTATTGAGAAGAGATTTCAACCGTGATACAATGTTATCAATGTCAGTTTGCTTGACTACCTCTTGCGTCTCTGGAGTCAGATATAAAAACTTTATAATTGGTGAAATGTTCCCAAAAGAGTCCCTTAACTGTTCATAACTTTCCAGAGTGTCCCCAAGCTCATCAATGTATAAATTGTTGAACGAGTTCAACAGACCTTGTTGGGAGACCTTCACAAATTGTGCCTTAATACTGCCTGCTTTCAATTTGTTCCTAAAAGATTGAAACATTAACTCGATTGATTCTCTTATGGAAACACCCTTCATATCTGACTGTATTCCTTCATGACACTTTTTTAAGAGGTTATTAAAATGCTCAGCTCTACAATCTTTCAGGGTGTTGATGCTGTCCAGACCTGATAGTTTGCTCACATTTTGGGACAAAGCCTCACAAAGCCTTTGATACTCTGATTCCTCAAAAGCAGAATTTGACTCCTGCTGGAACTCCATTAGCTTGAAAAATAGGTGTCTCAACCTCTCACATACCCAATCTGGAATCAATGTTGTTCCAAAGTTTGTTCTCCCATCCACTATCGGAATGAGCTGTATGCCAGACTTCAATAAATCTCCTTTAATTGATTCCAATTTCACTAAGTCTTCTGTGTATTTCTGTTGAAAGTTTGCTGGATTAGATCTAACAAAACATTCTAGTAAGACTAGGATGTTGCCCTTCAATTTGTAGCCATCTGGGACAATAGTTGGTAAACTTGGGCATAATATGTTGTTGTTGTATAGAATCATCTCAACAGAGAGTGATTCTGTGTTGTGTATACAAGCGTTTGCTAAGCAGGAATCCAGCTCAATACATAAAGACAGCAGTTTCAAACCCTCTATTAACACAAATCTGGGTTCCCTTTGATTCAGAACAGCAACCTTCTGTCGTGCTAGCCCTTCTGAACTTGGCACATAGCCACCCACTAAGCGCCTAATTTCACTAAGAGTCTCTTCCATGATAGTCAAAATGCCTAGGATCCACTGTGCGCACTG